ATTTTTTGAAGAGAACTGACACGCTTATGCAATTTCCTGAGCGTACCAATAGTCTCAATAGTAGGTTCGTCAGGGAACTGTCGGGCAAGGTACAGAGTTGTAAGATAGTCAGCTGTAACGCGCTCTCCTTGAGTCCCATCAGGGTTCTTGAAAGTTTTAAAGCGCTTGGGTAACCCCAACTCATCGAACAGGTATTCTTTGACTTGCTTTGGGCTACGAACGTTGAGCTTCCTTCCGACTGTATCATTAAGCATTTCTTGAAGTTGTACAGCCGCAGCGGACACTTCAATAATCTTGTCATTAAGTCTCTGTTTGGAAACTGTTGCTCCTGTGTAAGCCATGTATTCGTAGGCTCGGCTGACTCTGATGTTGAATTTATAGTGGTCACGTACTCCCTTTCCTTTCTCTTTTAGTTCCTTGCCTAGTGCCATAGCAACTTGCATGGTTATAATAGTATCACGGGCACAATACTCAAATTCTTTCCAGCGGGGTATTCGGCCAGATCGGGCGTCTTTAAGTTCATTCTTCCAGTAAGGGTTGTCGGTATACAACGCCGAACAGAAGGAGAGTGACTTAGCCATTTCAGGATAGCACGACCAGTGGGCGAACATGGTGTCGTCGACGAAGTTACTTTGTATACCGTGCTTACGCATCAGCATTTGATAGTCGAAGTGACAGGCATTATGACCCACGCAGGGGCACGTCCGTAGAACCTTATTAATTAGGCTGATTAGATGCACCTGCTGATGACGAGGCCAGTAGGGTTCATTGCCCCCGTTGCGGTTTACAAACGGAATCGTTATGGCGTCACGGCTAGAATAAGCAAAGCTCATACAGGTCATGATACCATCAAGCTCCGGTTTCTTAGTACCATAGAAGGTTTCAATGTCCACCGACAAGTAAGGCTTACGTTGTATAAAGGATTGCAGCTTGTTGACTGCGTCCTGAAACGTAGGTAGGGCTAGGATATTATACTCCGGAGCTGTCCACCCGTCGGTAGCTAACCGCTTAGCTTTACCTATATCGAACTGCACTAGACCTGTAAGTTCGTGACGCATGAATAGGTCACGAGGATGATAAGTAGCTAGGCAGAGACGACCTTGGTGGTCACGAAAGGGTGCTCCCCGTTCATCGTCTAACGACCCGGCGCTGCGCTTAAAGTAACGCAAGGCAAGCTGACCGAGAGGTATGATAATGTCTGGCTGGTACGAAGCAAGTGCTACCTCTAGCTTGGACGTAGACATAAGCAACTCAGGGGTGTCCCAGTTAAATGGCACTCGGTTACGCCCCTTCCCTTCTGCTGCTCCGGTCGGAACATAGTTCGGATAGGTTTCGTACACACTACATAACATAGTACCTAGGACGTCCACCCCCGCAGTCTTAGCATTGGCACTCAAATTAAACAAGAAGGATTCACTTATACTAAATGGTGAGCCCTTCTTGGGTACATCAGCAACGAAGGCAATCTTTGGTCGCTGGTCGAACTTAGGTAGACTATACGCGGGGCTACTAGATTCCATAGTTTAATTTAATAAAGCGTTTAACTTTAAGTGTGATCAACACGGGAATCTCATTGATGCTCACGGTTGTGTGTGTAGTTGTAGTACCGGTTGCATCTACTAGGTAGGCTTCGACTATACGATCTTCGAGTTCATCGTAGATAAGCTCGTAACCGGTGAAGTCCGGATAGAGCAGTATGGCAGAGATTTCATCGTCTCTACGTGTGAAAGCTATGGACTTAATTTCATTCATCAGATTACAGGAACATCAAGGTAAACTTCGTTGTGAGTCTTATGCATCCAGCTGACCCCTTCGTGAATCAACGCTTCGTCGATCTCGATACCAACCGGATCGCGGCCTAGATTAAGTGAAGCACTCAGGCTAGACCCACTGCCCGCGAACGGGTCGACGATAGTCTGACCTTCATAGCTAACCGCTTCGATCAACCGTTCCCATACACTCGAAGGCTTATGGAATGGGTGACCTGTTCTGTTAGTATTAGGCGAGACAACAAAGTTGTTTGATTGTTTGTTAACCAGAACAGCGTCCTCACTAGCACGTAAGATCATACACACCTCGGTGCTTTTGGTGAAATTGTAAGCAGCCGCTTGGTTAGAGCAGCCCGACGATTTACACCAGATGAAAGGCCAACGACAGACTTTCCACCCTACTGCTTTAGCTCTAGTCATAAGCTTTTCGTGATGGTCTAGGTCATACCAGAAACACATGAAGCCCTTGGGGTCTATCACATCGTGAGCTACTTGGAGTAACTCCATAAGCATTGCAATGTTGGGTTCGACCTGGTGAGTATCAACGATCTTCTGAATGTTCTTCTGACCGGAGAGGTTATCCATGTCGATACCATAAGGTGGGTCGGTTATAATGTGATGAATCTTTTTAACCTTAGCTACCTCACTCAGCGTGGTAAGGCAGTCACCCGTGAAGTACATATCATAGAAGTAATCTTTTGGTATCTCAGTAGGTGACTCCTCGACCTCGTCGGAGTCTGCATTACGTAACGTCGGGGATACCTGTAGTTTACCTAACTCGATAGACGTGGTTGAGGCGCGGGATTGAGTTTCTTCCCGCTTCTTCTTTAACATTGTGATCTGTTTCTTTTGTGCAAGCTCAAGCTTCTCTTGAAGGAGTAACTTAATAGCATCACGAACAGTGGTAGCTGCCGCTATCGCTCCGTCTGGGTCTGCTCTCAACCGCTTGGCTAACAAAAGGAAGCGGCTTACGTAGGACTGATCTATGCTAAGTAGTTCGCCCGTCTGAGACTGCAACCAGGTGCCACCCGCCCGGAGTGCTTGACGCTCTGAGGTCTTATGGTAGACTTCAACAGCTAGAACACGATCCTGCCATGACATGCTAAGTCGTTTAACATTCTCGATAATTTCGTATCGAATGAGATCACCCTTGTCTAACTTCTCACCCGGCTTAAGAACTTTTTGTTCAACGAGAGAGTCTTCTAGACTAATAGCGGGGATGGTTTCTTTACCGAGCTGACGAAAGGCTTCGAGCCGGTGCCCGCCATTCACTAGTCGATAGGTTCCATCTTCTTGATCTAATACTACGATGGCCTGTAGAAGACCGTCTTCAGCGATAGTCTGTTTGAGGTCATCAACGTGATCTTGATAGATTTCACGGAGTCGGTCGGTGCAAATAATTTGGGAAAGTTTTAAATTCATTTTAAGAGTCTATATGAACAGTTCATAGGGACATGAAAGAGGGAGGGCAACGATATGTCACCCTCCCTCAACCACGCTATACTACATTTGAGGGTCGACGAAGTCAGAGTCCTTCGCGGCCCAGTACTTCACATCGTTGCCCTCTTGGAAGTCACCTTCCGCAGGCTTATGTACGATCTGAGCTTTAACAACTGCGCCTTGAACATCTTCCAGCTCAAGGTTAGCACCCTCTTCAATCTCAAGAGCTATTGCCAACTTCTTAAGAGACTCATCAGGGTCGTAGTTTTCGGTTGGTACCAAGGAGAGGTAGCGAATGATTCGCACTGCCTTGTTAACTTCTTCACCGGTATCACGATGGTTGCAGACGTCAAGAACTTCATGTGTCAAGACTAGGTTCTTACCCGTCTTGGACTTGTTGTCTTTGATTTCCGCAGCAAGGCGAACGTGGTAAAGTCCATCTTCGATAACTGGACGACTGACATCTATGTCTTGTAGGTTTTTAGTATTTAGTTGCATTTTCTTTATCCTTGTTTTGTTTTGTTTTGTTTTATTCTCCCGAACTACTAGAACGGAATAGATTGTTAGTGGGCGTATGGTACATCTTCCATGTAAGGAAAGAATACCCTAGCTTGAGCTTCGGATAGCTGTACGCCATCACGTTCCCAGAAAAGAGGTGCTTCCTCATCGTGGTTAATACCGGGGACTGGAGTGACATAAGCCTTCCAAGTTCCTTCTGCTCGCGTGACTAGAACTATCAACACCTTTGAGTGGATAGGATAGTATCGTATTGTTCTTTTTAATTCAGTCATAATTAGAATGGAACGTCTTCGTCCTCTCCATATGCAGGTGGTTCCTTGTCATCAGTATAAGTTTCTGGGTTTTCATGTTCGCCCGATGCCCACTGGATAGCGTGGGCTATCGCATCGTCAGTTTCATAACCCTTACCTTCCCATCCGTTTTTCTTTAACCACTCGAAATAATCGGTTGGGATTTCAGTCAAGGGAGTGCCTGAGTGTTTACCAAAAGGCATCCTTACCTTTTCGAACTCTGCCCACGCGTCCTCGGGGAGTACGTCAATAAGCAATTCGTTTTGGCCGTGTCCACCTAGCGGTGCCTTACCGGGTTGGTTAGGAGTAGGTCGAGTGATTGGCCCCTTCTCAAACTCGTCCGCGAGTTGGCGTAACAGGATAGCTATACGAGTGCTGTTCATAACTGCTTAAGAAGCTCCGTCTTCTGTTCATCCCACTCGAAGACCCCTTTCATATTATCCAAGGTTGACTTAGCTGTGAAGGTTCTCTTAGGCTCGACGGCTACCATATACTTGATGCCTTTGTTACCAAGATCAAGATAGCAACGCCATATGTCAGAGAAGTATAGGTCGAAGGTCTCTCTCATGGAGCCTCCAAGGTTCAACCCGAAGCGTGTCATTTTAACCCCCGACGTATCATCTTCGATGGTACGTTCATGGGCGATAAAGACTACGTGTTTATCCAAGTCAGGGGCACACAAGAGTTCCTCTCCTAGTGTTTTCCAATAGCGACCGATGGTACCCCAGTCTTGAATCTTCATTTGAGTGTCGGGCGACTCGTTCCCTAGTATCTTATCCATCAAGTACTCTTGTAGAGTAGTAAGGGAGTCGATAACAACGGTGCTGATGTCAGGGTCAGCTACCACTTTGGCTAACAAATCGGTGAAGTTATCCCAGACCCCTCGGCCTTTGATTTTCTTACCGTTCTTCATGGCCGGGTCGAGAACCTTGATATGCTTCTTCACATCCTCCGGTAACTTATTAAGCCCCGTAAGATTATGATCGAAGTTGAAAAAGACTGGCTTAGGAAAGTGCGCGGCTTTAAAGGTCTTACCTGACCCCGGCGCACCCTTCATTAGGACCGTCTTGTACTTAGACGATTGTTCTATTGTTTGGTATTCCATATTATTCCTTTTGTTATTTTATATCTTAAGACGTATCAACTTGATAATCTTATCAGAGTTATCTATCCGTGCCTTGATTATATCAACATCCCGAACAGGGTAGGCGACGTTACTCCCGGCTACTACACAAACGATTGAGTCATGAGCATCGTGATCGAGTGCTTCGACTATATCGTTGAGACTTAATCCGGCCTTAAGGCGGCCCGACTCTACTAATTTAACATCCGTTGACATTGGCATTCTCCTTTCTTACAAGTTCAGCATAGCCCACGATGTCAGCCCAATGGTCATCATAGTGTGAATCACCATTAACGATGCGACCTATTTTATGTAAGATCATATCAACAGCTTCGCGTTCCACCCGAGTCATACCCTCAGGACGCCATGAGTCACCCTCACGTGCTATGTCTTTCATTAGCTGAATAGTCTTAGCATTACGTTCGAAAGACCCATGAGTGTTACCTCTCTCTACTAACCCACTGAGAATATCATTCTCGAAAGTCTTAGGGAGTGACGGTCGGTTAGTTATTTTTTCTAGCTTATCCATTAGTTTAAGGGACTCCAGTCCGAGGTTAAGAAAGCAGGACTGTTGAGAAGCTGTGCTCTCATACGAGCAGGGGCTTCACACACGTCAAAGAAAGGGCATCGTCCGTACTTAGTAACGCAATGCTCACGAGTAGGAATAAGAATTCCGGTGTCAAGGAAGCTCCCTAGTTGGAGAACCATATAGGTAAGCCGAGAGAGTGTCTCCTCCTTCCACTCCTCAATGCGTACTTGAGGCAGAGGTATAGGGAAGCACTTGAACTCTGGGCCCGACTTGCGAATGCATAGAGCGTTGATAAGTACACCTCGATAAGGTTTCTTAATTAGATCGTATTTCTTACCCGAGTCATCATGCAGCTCGTGCATACCTTTCTCGATAAGCTGTCGACCCGCCCAGAAGTAGCCGATCATTTGTGACGACCGGAGAAACGTGTCGGCAAACTTAGCACCCATCATAGAGGTTGTCTTATGATCCACGATCCAAGGCTCGTTGTGATAAACACCAAGACCATCGACCTTACCCTGCCAGTAGACGGACACGGTAGTATCCTCAGTGAAGGAAGGGACGGTTAAAGCAGGTACGGTTATGTCACCCAAGTGAAGCCGGAAGGATAGTTCGATACACTTCTCTCCGTCTAACGAGAGGAAGTCAATCTCAGGTGCTGTCTCTGTATGCACGTGATACGCAAGGAGCGTGTCTTTTAACGCCTTCTGTGTTTTGATGGGGTGAGTATTATCAATAGCTTTGAATTGAGGCGTCGCCTCTGCTATTTCTATTTGTTCCTTAACGGAAGCACCGGTTTTAAACTTAGCTTCGAGAGCCTCGTGGAGGGCCCCGCCAAAGTCAAGGTGGATACTGTTACCAGTCGGCTGCTTCTTTAACATGCCGCCCATTACTCCTTGGGCTTGACACGAATCCATCTGAACGAAGGTAGAATTATCAAGAATAATCTCGTGGTTTTCAACAAGATTAAGGTGGAACTCACTAGTGAGTACTTCTTTATGTAGGTCTATACGCATGGTGTTGTTAGCTTTGTTGTTATTAGAAACCTTCTAATATGTTATCGAGTGCTGCGTTCTCAGCCGCAGTACGTGTCGATTTAGTTTTCTTTTTGGCACGACTCTTACCTGAGATAAGTCGGTTAAGTTCCTTCGGGTTATTAGCAGCTAGGTGGAGCTTGTCCACATGCTTACCGATTTCCTCCTCTGACATGTCCTCAATGTTAAAGTCGAGAAGATCAGCGATAGGATCATTTTCCACGGGTTGCGGGTTTTCTGAATTGAACATGGTCGGTTAAATCTTTTAGGGTTTTAAATGAGGAGTTAGTTACTCGGTCACTAACGGTGGTGATTCCATCGGTGCGAAGCCGGTCGGCTAACTTACGATAGAAGCAACCAGCTAGGTAGGTCTGCGTTCCGGCTTCGGGAAAGACCGAGGATATTAAATCCGCGTCGACTTTACGTATCTTACATAAGACGGGTTTCACTTCGAGTGAATCCGGCCCGAGTAATATGTCTGCTACTGTGTATGTACTTGGCATGATGTGTGTTTATTGTGGTGATAAGAAAGTAAAGACACCCGACCCGAAGGTCGGATGCCACCTGCACGAGACAGGGTTTAACAGGGCGCTGTATTAAATAGCAAGCGCGTCTTCCTGTGCCTTGCGGAGTGCTGTAGCCGCGAGGTCTTTGAGTTTCGCACCGATGACCTTGGTAAGTTCTTCGCCTTCCTTGCCTTCGATGTTGAGGCCGTGTGCTTCTGCGAACGCGTCGGTTTTGCCCGCTGCGACGACTCGCTCGTTGGCAACGTCGAGCCACTTCTGAGCGACGCGTGTTGTGCCGCCACCGGAGCGTGTTTGCTTAGTCAAGTCAACCTCAACGGCTGACGCAGCTTCGACGATAGCGGATAGGTACTCTGGATCTTCGAGTGACTTACCTTCTTCTTCGAGCTCACCTTGAACAGAAGCAATGTAACGTGCTTCGGTTTTGTTGTAGGTGGTCTTATCACCTTCAACCGTCTTCTCGCGCTCGATGCCGGTGACTTTCTCAACCGCTTCCACGATTGCTGTACGCACCTTGGTGAGGTGAGTATGGGCGATATAGTGCGCGTTGGCACCGTCGATGCAAGCACCTACGCGCCCGGCCATTGTGTCGAATTCTTCGACTGTTTCAGGGAGACCATTAACAGGGAACTCAAATCCCATGCTGTTTACTTGTTCAGTTTTCATATGTGTATATGTACTTTAGCGTTTTTGTTTTTAGTTCTCCAGCAGATTTGCTGAAAGAAAGTGAAGACCAAGGGAGGCTTTTATTTGGTACCTCCTAGTGATGAAAAATGTAACTAGGGCTACCAAACCCCGCGCTATTACTAGTCTATGGAAAGGAAAGCAACGTCCAACCTCTTGATGGAATACGTTTATGAAGTTGAACCCAGTAGGGGTCAGACGTTGCAAAGGTTTAGGGATAATCACAAGATCAATAATGCATAAGGTTTTAAAGATGTCAATCATTTTAAGCATATGTTTAATCAAATAAGTCCCTATGATTTGTTCATGCGGACTAGCCTTCGACTTCTACTAACTCCGGGCAGTCGTCTTGGATTAGTGTGTTAAGGAAGTACTCAGTTGAGTTAACCGGAGGTTCTTCCACGTAGAATGTCTCAGTGTGACCATGATGTGGATAATCCACCGCAGCTAAGTGGTGTTCGATAAGGGTACGGGTACCCCTGGGTGTGCTTATATGTTCTATCTTAGCTGAGTAAACACAACTCACCCACATGTCGTCCCCACGCAAGGGATATTGTAGACTAATAGTTTTTATAATCATATAAAGAGTATAGCATAGAGTGATAATAAGTTCAAGCTTATATTTCAACTTTCTTTTTTGTCATTTGACTAGCATACTCATAACCAGCTAGCCAGTCTCCTAACTGACTAAGATGGATACAGGGTATACCCCACTTAGATGCCTCAGCCGTCTCTCGGTCAGCCCCGCTTGATTCACCCGGCATTCGCACGACTAGGTCACACTTCCTAAGTATGGCTAGGCAATGGCTTATGCAATACTCGTAGGGGAAGTCATCATGCCACGTTTCCTGGGCATAGTGTAACCACAGCGGGGCATATGGGTGGTGACCCTCATAGAACAACTGGGCTGCTAGTTCCATTTGATTTTGGGTACCTTGCTCAGGGTCACTGGAGTAAGGACCGGCGAGATAGATAATTAGTGGTGTCTTACTCATACTAGCATCCTCCTGCTCTAGTTATATTAGCATCCTCAACGAATAAACTTAGCTGGTCGTGATTGATAATGTTTATAAAGTCTCCGTTTTTAAGGTTGAGCTTACCTTGGGCAGCCTTTAAATACTTGTGTAGGCTGGACCCGTCGGACATCTTTAAACGTCCGTTGATGATTATTACTTTTTTCGGGGGGATAGGTATTGTGCTCATAGCTTAACGAATACTCCTATACGTGGGCAGTCCTCGGTGGAACCATAGGGTTGATATTTAATGGTGATCCGACTTCCAACCATCCCGCCGTCCTTAAGACTAGAGGCAAAGCTGGTTCGTTGCTCGTCGGTAAAGCCGGAGCCAACCCAAAAGGTTTTATTAAACTCCGGACTCATAACACGAAAGGCACCGAGGCGACTCTCATCAACCTCTTTGCCGTTAGCATGTGAGCTACGTTTAGACGTGCCCATCTCGGATACCTTTTTGATGTTATGATTATGCTCCAGTGGTTTCCAACCTACTATCGTGCATTCAAGTTCTTTGAACTCTTTAATCTTAATGCACTCGGGCCGGACACTACCCGCTCGGCCCTGCTTGTAGGTAGTAACTGGGTTGCGTAAACATACTCCTTCAAAGCCTTTAGCCACGAAGTGGTCATTCAGCTGGAGGAGTTCAAGCGACCCGCTAACCTTATACTGGTCGAGCAGTTTGACGTTATCTAGGTTGAACAGCCAGAAGGTATTAAGCAACCTCGCATAACGTCGACCGAACGGTTCATCCAACGAGAGATAGTCGAAGACCCAGAAGGTGAAGTTAGGCTTGCCCGTCTTGCGGCGCAACTCCCCACTAGCCTCGTGGAAATTACCGTCTACCACTAACTCACCGTCGAAGCCGACATACTCCCATCGGCTAAGCTGGTGTTGGACGTGATCATTCGGGTGTAGCTTTAGGCTATTCGAGTAGGCGGCGGGCTGTCCTGTATTAGGGTTCACCTGAATGGTGCACCTATGCCCGTCGATCTTACCCGACGCATAATAGTTTTGTAGGTTATGAGTTAGCGCGGCCGATTTGACTTTCTCCACGGCTAACGCTTTCATTGGTTTAATTAACTTTTGCATGTTATTTATACAGTTCATTGGTTAAGTTTATAAACACCCACATGAACACGGTCAGGTGGAGGATTATCAACAAGGTGGCTATAAAGAGGAACTCTTTTTCGTTATGATGCATCTTGTTTGTTAAGCGTTGCTAAGTAACTGGTGGCCTGACCACTAGGTGTGAGTAATCGGGCCCCTTTGTGAGCCCGGTCGGGGTTAATGGTGGAACAGAAAACAGTCTTACCCGTTTCTATATTAACAACGGTGGCGTATTGACCTTTGACGATTTGGCTTGGAACGTGTACGATTTGATGTTTAGGTTTCATTGTTATTATTCTTTAATTGTTATAGGACTCCTGAGTCGATAAGTGCTTGAATAGCTTTATCGCGTTTACTTGCTTTCTTAACTTTAGGTGACGCTTCGTCCTTAAGGATTTGTGCCTCCGACCTCTCTTGATCTATGAGTTTAGACTGCTTAACCCACCGGTAGAAGTCATCTTCACCTAGGTAGCATTTAGTCATTCTCGACTTTTGAGGGAACCTCAAGGTTATCCCATGCACGTATCCGTTGACTATGTCAAGCCCACCGATGGTGGCTTCTGGATAGATAGGAGTGAAGAAGATATTCTTTAGTGCCTCACGCTGTCCTGCTGTTAGTTTAAAAACCCGGCCAACGCTAAGCCACGCAGGGTTCCATATGGGTGGGGAGTCTCGACTCTCAAAGGCTGTGAAGTATTCATCGGTGGATTTCTCCGACTCATTAACCTTATACGCTGACATGTGTTTGCGCCGGTAGTAGTTAATCATTTCTGACTCATTCATTTGCCGCCGGATGTCACCCACAAGATAACCATTAGAGATAATAACTTTAAGTGCTTCTTCTAAGGACTTACTCATTTTGCGCCTCCTCCTTGTCGTTTAAGTCTTTCCTCGTTGATTTGATTCTTTAAGTCACGAAGTGCACCTATAGTGGTCTCTCCGTATTCGTATTCCAAACTTTTGGTAATTGGAACACAATCAATGGCGGCTAACAGTGCGATAGCCTCCGGTCTTGAGAAGCCAGCCGATACGAGTCGGCCAGCCAAGGGTGATAGTTTATTTAGTATTATTAGTTCGCGGTCACCAGAGGCTCCGCAGTTTGTTTTGTTGCTCATATGTGGCACCCAGAAAGCCGGCACCGCTCATTTGAGAAGTGCCGGCTGTTGAAGAGGCTTAGTTAACCTAAAGCTATGCTTTCTAGGTTCTGGCCAAACTCATCCCGAAGACCTCGGTAGGAGGATAGGAAAGCAAAGAAGTCCTCACTTGTGATGTAATACTTAACGTAGCCTTCTAGCTCTTGCCGGTAGTAATCGACCTCTGGAGTGT